GCCGTTGTGACTATGTGATTGATGATATGGTCATTGATCTCAAAACCACAGGTGAAGGTGGTGCATCGCCAGATGTATTTACTAGAACTATCACTTCATTCAAGTATCATCTACAGGCTGCTCACTATCTTCAAGGTACTGGAGCAAAGCGTTTCATATTTGTCGCTGTTGAAAAGGTATTCCCATTTAGCGTGGGGATCTATGAACTGTCACCCCACTTTATTGAACGTGGTTATGAACTACAAGAACAAACATTGTCTGACATAAAAGCTGCCCAAGAGTCAGGCATTTGGGCTGGATACAGCGATCAATCTCCAGAGGGCATCAAAACACTTACACCCCCAAAATGGTTATGACATTTACTAAAGAACAAACAGAACAACTAAAACAACCTATTGATCCTAAAAACGTAGAAACTAGGGACGGCAATAGAAGCGGCTCTTTGCAGCTTGCTTATGTTGAAAGCTGGCACGTTATTAAAGAAGCTAACCGCATTTTTGGATTTGATGGTTGGTCATCTGAAACAATACAGCTTGACTGTGTTCAGAGTGATGATCTTTGTGTAACTTACATTGCAAAAGTCAGAGTGACAGTTGGTGATGTAATCAGAGAAGGAGTTGGTGCTGGACATGGCAAAGGTGAAAGAGTCAATTTAGGTGACAAACATGAATCAGCAGTGAAAGAAGCTGAATCTGATGCTAGAAAAAGAGCCTTGATGCAATTTGGCAATCAGTTTGGACTTTCACTTTATGACGCTAAAAAAGCATGGAAAAATCCTAAAAAAGACAGATCACCAGTTTCTACTCAAAACCTTACAGTAGTTGCCAAAGATGCAATTTTAAAAGCTGATACCAGACAAAGATTAGATAAATGTGCTGAGTCTTTAGAGGTGCGTTATGCTAACAGACAAATACCGCAAAACGATTACAACGATCTTTGCGACCTTATCAAAACTAGAAAAGAGGTGATTACAACATGACAGTAGCTGGCAGCCAGTTTTTCTCTACCGATCAACTTGCTAAGAGATATGGTATGCACCCAGACTCCATAAGAAGATGGCGGTACAAAGGCATAGGGCCTGAGTATTATGAACTTCCTATCTTCGCTGTCTCTTATGGTGATCCTAGAGTCAGATATGACCTTCACAAAGTCCTTGCTTGGGAAGAAGCAAACAACGTTACACCTATTGAACCTTTTTAATTACTATGGCAAACACCGCATTTAACGCAAGACTAAGAATCGTTGACAACAACAGCGATAGAGAAAACGCACCAGAAAGAAACGTAATTATGGATTTTTCTTGTGAAGAAGCAGAAAAAGCAGCAAAATGGTTTTTACAAGCTGCTGAAAACGCCAGAATGGAAGGCACAACAATTCGTGTCTATAAAAGCAAATCAGATTATGATGAAATAGCTGGTTTTTCGATCTGGGGTGGCCTTTGGGGTAACTCAGGTAAGATTGCCCCATTAAACCCTAAACAAGCCTCAGAAAGGACTGTAAACGTCAAAGCAAACCAACGTGAACTTCCAGAGGATTTACCTTTTTGATTATGTACTTAGTAACTTTTCCAAAAAATCCCTATGTAGGTCAGATTTTTTATCACCCAGAATCTAAAAGAACCTATGAGTTTTGTGAAACAACAAAAACAGATCACGAAACTGGAAAGGTCATTGAGTCTGCAACATGGTTTGATATTACAGAAAAGGATTTAGTTCCCTGACTTCTTGTTAAACAAAACGTATCTAATGCGATCCCAAAGGGTCGCTTTTTTCTTTTTTAGTTGTTTTTCTAGCTTAAATATATAAGCGGCTTGCTGAGATATAACTTCAATCGAAGAACTTATAAAATGTGCTTGCTTTGCATTTGTCTGTAGTAGTTTGATTGCATAAGGTTTTAGTAATTCAATGTCCTCTAGTTTCTCAATAAACTGTATAGACTTTTGCACCTCAAACTCGCCCTCAAGGCTGTAAGTAGATGTAAGAGCCTTGATAATATCCATTATTTGACTGGAAATAATTTTTCCTCAATCATCTTTACTATTGCGTCATCAACGTCATTATCTGATTTCTCAGCAGCCGATTTCAACATTAGCAAAAGCCCTTTTCTGATAGATTCCGATTTTCCAAACCTGATAAATAGGTTGATTAGAAATTTAGACATGATTTGTTTGTTTTTCCAAACATAGCTAAAATACCACTAATAAACAAGAAACCTTAATCTCATGGAAGATCAAGAGCCTAGTAAAGTTGAAACCATTGTCAAAGTTTGCGTTCTTCTTTGGAGTGCCACGCTGTTGTCCCTCTCATACTACGAACCGCCATCTGGCAAAAAGATCGTAGATTTTGACCCGACCTTCATTGCTTCGATTTTTTCAGCTTCAACAGCTTCACTGGGTTTCCAGATAAAAAAGAAAAAAGATAATATAGTAGATAATAAGTCCCCTAAATCTAGCACCAAATGAAAAAGCTCTTACTATTAGCTGCACTTTGTATTCCATCTGCGGCCTACTGTGATATTCAACACTCAATAACCTCAAGCGTAAAGCTAGAGAGTCTATCAGCAGCTACTTCAGCCGACAAAATTGGCTCAAGCTATAGCATCAGTGGAAATAACATAACTACAACAGACTCAAACTCAGCCGCAACTCTTGGTGGATTTGGTTCAGTCACATCAGGAACTCCCGCAATAAGTTTTCCTAGTTCTGTTGTTCAAGCAAACAGTTCTGAAGCCTTCTCATTTAGTACTAGCTACTTAGAAGGTGATGCCACTGCTGGATCAGCACCAACAGTAGGCACAGTGAGCAATTTTAGTGACCTTACTTCCACAAGTGCTGGCTCAGTAGGCACAGCAGCCGTTTCATTAGATAATCACACAATGACTCTTTCTGCTGGAACAGGAACAGGGGTTGTTTTAACTGGTCAATTCGTTACAGACTTAACTGTTGATTGATGTGGAAATATCTGCCGCTTATATTTTTTGTTAGTCCAGCTTATGCTCAAACTGTAGTACCAAACTTTAATTCTGCGACTAGCACCTCACGCAGCGTCACTACAAATAATCTCACAGAACAAATAAGAGAGGTTCGCTATAATTCGGGTTATACCTACAGTGTCACTGGTTCTGGTATTTCTTGCGGCAACTGTGATTCAATATCTATGCCAAATGCCACAGTGACAGAAACCATCAATGGAACTACCTACGAATGGACAGGCTTGAATATGGATCAGAAACCTCAATGGCAGCAAACCACTCAAGGCAACGCTTTTCAATTTTCAGAGTTTTACAAAGGCCCTTCATTAGAAAGCGTGATAGATATAACAAGGCAAGTGACCTCAGAGGTGGTAACAGATACTACTATTATATTTTCCAACTGATAACCCTTTTTTCTTGTCTGCCTAGTTATGCCAACACCTCGACAATAGCGAATCCTCAATCCAATACATCATCTAGTGTGTCAAACTTTGCCACTCAGGTTCTGACAGGCCCTATGACAGAGAACAGCTATGGTGCTGGTATTCAATGTTCTGGAGCTACACTATCAATCAGCCCATTTGCAACTACTTCGGTTGCAGTAAAACGGCCTCAAGACTACATCTTCCACACGCCAGTCTATAACGAGGCAACAGACTCAGATGGCAACCTCACAAATGCTGGTGAAATTCTTTACTACAGAGAAAATTACAGCGGCAACAAAGACGCTACATCTTTTAATTTTGGGATAGCTGCCACAATATCTGTACCACTTGACAAGCGTTTTCAAAATGCTTGCCTCAAAAGTGCGACTACTCAGGAAAAGATAATGCGGCAACAATTATCAACAGCCAGATTGAATTACGAATTGGCTAGATTGAAAAATTGCCATGAGCTTAGAGTTATAGGTGCTGAATATTCTCCAGACTCTGAATATTTTGATCTTTGCTCCGATATAGTAAGTAAACCCAAAATGAACCAAGTTATCCCTCATACACACAAAATTGAACTAAATAAGTAAATTTAGTCCACTCAGAATGACCTACAAAGGGCCTCTGAATTGCTTTGCTTATGTTTGTACCTTTGATTTATCTTTCTTTTTGCTCAGTTTCTTTATGGCTGTTTTAATAAGGTTTTTAAGTAAATTGGCTATGATAGGTGAACCAGCCGCAGTAACAGCAATAATTGAAGTGTTAACAAGAACAGGAGTGCTAGGTATCCATTTCTCAATAAAGGTTGAATCTCTGAGGATTTCATAGCAGCGGCCATTTTTTATTTTGTGACCAATAACGACTTGTAGCTTCAAATCATTAGGGTAACTTCCTACTGGAATATTATCTTCATTGGGACATTTGACAAAGAACTCTTTATCTTTTTTGACTTGTGGTTTATATTCTGGTGGCTGTGGTATTTCTGGTTGCGGTTGTTCTGGTTGTTTTACTGGATCTGTTGGAATAAATTTGTCAGGGTGATATTGCAGTGCCTCGAATGTTGGATAACTTACAACAGGATAATCAAGCTTTGGTTTGTCAATAATATCTAAAGTTGTCGGATATTGTTCCCATGTTCTTGTTCTGGGAATGTATATTTCTTTTATTCGTATCTGTGGGATTTCAATTCTTGGGATTTCCAAGTTTATTTACCTTTGGTGGTTCTGGTAGCTGTACAGATGGCCCTGTAAAATCTGGCATCTTATCTCCCATTACATCTGGTAATTTATCTTCCAGACTTCCCATGATCTTGTTTTTCAAAGTCCTCTCAAACTCTGGGCTTCCCATATAACGAATAGCAACGTAGCCAAAAGCAGCCATTGACACAGAAAGTAAAAGCGACAACAATGAAGCTACCTGACAAATTTTATTAAACATATGTTTAGAGATGCTTTTTTGAAGGCACTTATGCCTGTCACTATTATAACTTTCTGCGGAATCTGTGCATTAGCCCCCCTTTACGTTGGGCTGTCAATAATTTCTACCAAGGTACACCAGAAACAGTAGTAGGTGTTAAAACTTCATTTACTTCAGCTTCAAGTTTTGACTCTATAGTTGCAACTTGATCTCCAAGTGCAGTTTTAACCCACCCTAAAACTGTTGCAGCATCTAATTTTGTATAGTCAACAAAATCACTTGGCAGTGATTCAGGTTTTATAAACTCTATACTTCCTGTTTTTCTAGCTTTTTCCACTGAGTCAGACATGCCTTTAACTCTATAAATTACTTTTGTGACATAACCATCTGAAACATCACGTTCCATTGTGTTTATTTCCCAAGTTTTAGTGACTGCCATGATTTTTACTTGTTTATTATGATTCTACTTTATCTTGAACATTAATCAATTTTTCTAACTTTTCAATACCGCCTTGATCTTTGATAATTTGTGCAACTATTTGATTTCTTTCTTGTTGTAATTTATTTATCTTTTTAGTAGCTTCATTTTTAATTTGCTCAATATCTTTATCTATTATTTCAATTTTTTTTGTATTAAATTCAAGAGAATCTTTTGTTTCTTTAATTAAATCTTCTGGAGTCATAATAAAAATTATTTGTTTTCCTATATTACTAATCAGCTTCTAACACTGCAACTTTTGCTGATAATTGTTGCACTGCCTTAATTAAAGGTGCAATTAATTCAGAATAACCTAGACCCATAGGAGAATCATCTTCTTTTATAATACCTCCAAAATCTGCGATAGTTTTACCTAAACTTCTAAGTGTTTCTTCTAAATCCTGTGCTATTAATCCATAGTGAGTTTTACCATCATCTTTATTCCATTTATAAGATTTTGGTTTTAATTTATTTATAAAATCTAATCCTAAATCAGAATCAATAATTGTATTCTTTTCATTTTTATCTGATGTATTTATTGAGCCATTAACAGCAAAAATTGTTATATACCTTCTATTAGATCTTCCAATAGAATGGTCATTATCCGGTCCGGGTCTTATTTCGCCTTGTGATATTAATGTATCTAAAGATGTAATTCCAACATCGGTTAATTCCATTTTTTTCACGTTGTCAAAAAATAAATCTACACCTCCATCTGGCCTAAATTTAGCCATGTTTTCGCTACCGTGTTTTACATCAACTCCGTGAGCACCTTCTAAAATAAGGTTGTGGTTTGTGTTTGTGGTTTTAATATAAGAATTTACAGTATCGTGAAAGATTTCTAGGTCATCACTAGTTCCAACTGTTATTTTATTGTTATCGAGAATAGCTAAATTATCTTGGCAAGTAACGCCATTTGAAGTTGTGTTCAGCTTTAAAACGTTATCGAAATATAGCTCTGCTGCTCCGTCTGCAAAAAATTGAGCCATATTTTCATCTAAGGCAGCATTGCCAATAACAACCTTAGTTGAACCTTGTAAATTTAAATTACCTGTACCAGTATCTTGTATATAACTTTGCGTACCTGTGTGATAAATCTGTAGGTCATTTGAACTTCCAAACATAGCTTTAGCGTTATCAGCAAATGTAAAAGCATTAGCTGATCTGTCAAAAACTATATCTCTGCCAGCAGTAGCTCCATCAAAAGTTACATCATCAGAAAATGTTACAGCAGCAGCAAAATTACTTGCAGCATCTACATCAATTCCACCAGCTAAAGTAAACAAGTTAATCCATGCGTTATTAGCTGAGTTTCTAATCTTAAATATTGATGCGTTTGTATCTGCCCACCACTGATAGGCAACAGTAGTTGATGGACTTGAAGAATTAGAGTTATTTGATTGTATTGCAGCAAGGGCATTATTTAAGTCAGTTCTAAAGCTGGCTCCCGATTGGTTGGCGAGGGAGTAGTCATGTGTGGCCATTTGCTAGTTATACCAGTAGATTTAAAGGTAATTTAATTATATTTTTTAAAGTAAATTACAAGT